TTATTTCTTTGAACATAAAGGAGACGGGAGTTATATGTTATTTACATATAATGTCAGAGAACAATACAAAGAAAAATTTAAAAACATACTATCCAATGAAAATAATTGTAGATTGCAGGTCTTAGATAAAAATCAAAATGTTAATTATTTTAATCTTATTAAAGAACTAGGCTATCATACAGACTTTGAAATTGTTTTAAACACTTCTTTGAATCTACCCGGAGAACCTTTAGTTGAAGACTTAAATGATTTAGAAGAAATGATGACTCGATCTGATTTAAAATATGCTTACTTACCTGATATTAATAAATTAATTATTAAACATTAAATTTAATTTTGCCGGGTAGACCTAAAGAAGCCCTGCCATCGTATTTATTTTTTTCAGAACCTTCTGTATTAGAATCATTATAATGTAAAAAAACTTGTGCGCAGTTATCACCTTTAAACTCATCTCTCCAATGTTCTAATAGATCACCTCTATAAACTAGCATATCACCGGGATCTAAATTAATCTCAATACCTGGTTGAATGTAAATAGGCCATGGGTCGCCTCCAAGATTTAATGTTGTCGATACTTCACAACTAAACCTATCAATGTGTTTATGTAATACATCTCCCTTTTTATATATTCTTGCATAAGAGTATGTTTCAAACAAATTTTTATTTGTAATTTTTTCCATCAAAGGTTTTAATTCTACAAGTACAGTTTCCATAGCAATGTCTCCGTACACTGAATAAGTTCCTGGAACTTGTATATCTGTCCATATACCCCATTCAGATGAATTAGGGGGAATGTATTTATTCTTGTAAAAAATATCTGCAATTTTTCTTTTCATTAAAAAATATTTATAGATAAAATTTGCCACCGGTTGATCTAAAACTTTTTTTAATACTGTGTATCCTTTTTTTTCAAAATCCATATTATTTAAATGGATATCCAAGGCTCCAAACTACCAATGAATATCTTACTCCTTTAGTTACTGGTTTAACTCTATGCCAAATATGAGAAGGAAATACTATAATAGATCCTTTTGTATTTGCTTCAACGCAAGGTAATATAATATTTGGGTCTTCTTTATCTCTTGGTTGAAATTCTAATTCCCCTCCTTCGTATTCAGAGCTATCTGTTAATTGACAAGTTACAGATAGTTTTCTTATCTTACTATGATAATTAAGGTCATTAGGTTTATCGTGAGGTTTTCCCCAAGAATCTTTATGCCAATCGTAGTGTTGGTTTGTTTTATACTTTGTAAATTGGCAGGCTTCTGAAAAGTCCCAATTAAAATTCCAACCTGCATTTTTATTAGCATCATGAATATAAGGATGAATACCTCTGTAAATCCATTGATCACTTAACCAACCTATATTTGAATTCCTAACTTTTTTTAAATCTGTTTCTTGTGGTGTTGTTAATTTATCTGAATCTATCTTTTCATACTTTCCTGTTACAGCTAGTTTTTCTTTTTCTTCTTTACCCCTAGCAATAACATCATCACAGAATTTTTCACTTAGTGCTCCTTTAAAATACCAATAACTATACTCACTATTAATTGACATTGTGTATTTTGTTTTCTAGGTATTCTTTTAACGTTGGCACATCTTGTATAAAATCTTTGTAAGTTGTTTTTTTTATTTCAAGTTTAAAAATATCAGTGTCCCAATCTTTTTTCCATTCATCATAATTTGCATTACAGTTTTCATAAAATAAAGATGGTAGATCTGTAGGAGACCAATGCATTCCTGCTGCAATACAATGCAACCCGCCTGCAGTTTCAAATTTGTAGCTTTGATCTCTGTCAAAAGAAGCTGCTAAAAATCCATGTATAAGTTGTGGTTGTAAATTAATTAATTCTTTAGACCAATTTTTGTTATTTAAATATTTCCAATAAGGTGTTTCATCTCTGTGAGACAAAGCATAATGTAAAGCTACAAACTCTGCAAAAGTTCTAAACATTCTTTTACAACTAAAAGTAAAGTTATCTCTATCCCATTGAGAAACTTTGCCTCTTTGTAGATTTCTTAATAGTTTTATTAAAAATTCATGTACTGAAAACAAACCATTACTTTCTAGAGGTTCTATAAATCCTGCTGATAAACCAATAGCAACTACATTCTTTTCCCAAAGTGTTTTATGTATTCCTATTCTCATTTTAATGTTTTTAAATTCTAAGTCATCTTGTTTTAAATGATTTTTAAATTCTTGAAGTGCTGTATCATCATCTACAAATTTACTTGAATATACGTAACCAGTTCCTATTCTAGACCATAGAGGTATATTCCAAACCCATCCGTTTTCAATAGCTGTACAGTTTGTATAAGGCACTAATTGTTTTTCTTTATCTGTATAGTTTATTTTTGTGGCCCAAGCAGAATCATTAATTAAAATATCATCATAGGATTCAAAAGGAACTTTAAGAGTCTTGTCTAACAACAAAGATTTAAAACCAGTACAATCTATAAATAAATCTGCTTTATGACCATTGATGGATTCTATGCCGTCTTCGTTTTGTTTAATATCTACTATTTCTTCTTCTACATGTTTGACACCTTTTGGAATACAGAAATTATTTTTTAACCAAATCCCAAATTTTACAGCATCAAAATGATAAGCTGCATCTGTTTTAGGATCAAAACCTATTTTAGGAATAGGGTTGTTATCAAATTTATTTTCGTTTACTAAAGCCATGTTAGGAAAAAAACAATCAGCGTAATCAGTGTATGGAGTTTCTGGTTTAAATAACTTTTTAAACCACCAATCATTTAAACCTGCTCTACAATTTTCTAAATTAGGTCTTCCGAAAGGATAATGAAAAGCTTCTCCTTTTTTATAAAAATCTGTAAATTTTATACTAAGTTTAAAACTAGCATCTGTTTCTCTCATAAATTGTTTTTCATCAATACCTAATAACTCTACCCAATTTTTTATACCCCCTAGTGTACTTTCACCTACACCAATAACAGGAGAGTTTGGAGATTCAATAAGTGTAATATTTTTATCAGGAAAATGTTTAATTAAAGTAGCAGCTGTCATCCATCCAGCTGATCCTCCACCAAGTACAATAATTTTTTCCATATTATATCTCCATAAGTATGTTTAAAGAAAATCTTTGTGGGTTTAATTTAGAAGCAATGCCTCTATGCCACAAACAACTTGGAAACAATATTGCTTGTGAAGACACACTTGGAACAAACTCTGTCTTATCCCCTACTTTTATTTCTGTCCCACCGTCGTTTGAATGTACGTTATAAATAATACTCATTTTATTTTGCTCAACTCTATCTTGATGAAACTCTGTTATAGAATTAGAATTATACCAGTTCCAATAAAATCTTTCTATCTCTTTAAATTTTATATCTTTTAATTTATCAAATAAAATATCACAAATAATTTCTGCGTAAATATTTAAATTGCTTTGTCCAAAATTTTTATTTTCTCTTTCGTAACTAGCTAATGTAAATCCAGTGTCGGGTTTACTAATATCATAAACGTGTTGCTCTGTAGGTTGTTTGTCAGTAGCTATTCCCCACATTCTTGTTTTAAAAAGAAGGTCTATAATTTTTTGATTAGTGCGTAACGGAACACCTGTATCTATAATTTTTATCATCTTTATAACTTTATTTATAAAAGTTATATAGTATTTAAATTAAATTCCAAGTATTGTTATTAGCGTCCCATTCAACATTTTTAGGAGAATCTCCAGCAGTAGTACCTATCCATTTTAAATTATCTTCATCCCATTTAGGAATCATTTCATAACTGGTACCATCTATGTCTTGAGTAAAAGGTGGGAAAGTAACTGGTGCTTCCCAGTCTGCAATCGAATTATTTTTTACCCATGATGCAAAAGGACTTGCTGGCCAAAAAACATCATTTACAGAATCATAAATGTGACCGGGTCCTGCATAATTTCCTCTAAATGCAGTTCCACCCTCTGTGTGTTGGTTTTGTTTTGTATTATATGAAGTTCTTTTCCAATATGTTTCTGGATAGTTTCCACTAAATTTATATTCTTTTAAATAATCATCGTTAGGAATATTAGTTGCAACCCAGTTTTCTGCTTCAACAGAATTTTCTCCGAAAGAAGAAATATCACTGTCATTAATTACAACTGTTCTAATTACTTCGTTGTTATCTGTTTTTATTTCTGAAAAATGTGCCATTAGTTTACCCAGTTATTTCCTTTTACCGCTTCATAAACTTGTGCAGTAGGCCATACTCCTGATGTATTACTTACAAAATTTATTGCAGTTTCTCTTACGATAACTTTTCCAGAGCCGCCGCCTCCGCCGCCTCCGCCTGAAGGTCCGCCTCCGCCGCCTCCGCCAGTATTAGCTGAAGCTCCTCCTGGTGCAGGTGATCCACCTCCGGGTCCTCCACTACCATTAGGTCCTCTGTGAGTAGCTCCGCCACCGCCACCGCCAAATAATGTTCCACTTGGTGAAGGACTTGGTGAGCCATAATCGTTTGATGCTCCAGCTCCTCCGGGTCC